CGGTAGTGCGTTTTATTTGACTTATTGGCTATGAGATTGTTAAATTCTGTCTCCCTACCGCCTTTGAATTCGATATTATCTGCTAAGGAGTTTGAAACGTCTCGTAAAAGGAATCTTACCGATTGATGTGACATCGGTATCAAATATGCAAAATTTCAGTTAATTATTTATACTTGTTCATTGATTTAGAGAGTTTAAGGCTTTTTTTTCGTAACTCCTCTACCTCAAGCTCTAATTTTTTTACTTCAAGTCCTGGCATATTAATATCTACAATTGGTAATGTTGATGGATGGTACTTTAGATATTTCTTTTTCATTTCTTTTCAGCCATTATTTTAGAATATTCCCTTGTAGCGTCCATCTTCCATGCGTGATAACGTATCATGTGCCAGAACTCCCTAGCACTCCACTCCATAAAGTGTTGCGGGTTGACGCTCATCCTTTCCCCTGCTTCGAAGAGTGTTGCAGAAAATCCAAAGACTTCTGATAACCTGGTAAGTCCTGCAGCAACCTCTTCAGCCGTTGCATTACTTTCTGGTAGCGAAGCCGCATATTCATTGATGTATGTAGTGGCTTGGCTAAAAAAAAACCACCCGACTGGATGACTTCAATACAACTCTCTTCTCTTAAATCGTCCTTTACCTGTGGTACCCTCAAGGAATCATACTTCCCATCCTTTAGTTTCTGAATGTAAATGGCACACGCTTCTAAACACAGTTCAGCAAATTGTACCCGGTTATCTACCGTTGATAAATCCGGTGGACGTTTGTTAAGTAGTCCTCTCAAGTCTTCGAATTGCGCTAATGACTCAATGGTGCAATCTTTTGGCAAAGTGTATGCACCTACCATACGGGTGGGTTTATCTTCTACAACTTTAGGCGCAATGTTTAAGAATGACAAGGCCTGTGATATGCTTTCAAGGTTCCGCAGTTCCGCAGTGAACAGGATGTCTAGTCCTATTTTAGTGAACAGGTTGATCTGATGTAGTAAGGAATCAGGAAGAGTTAATAAGGCTACATACTGTTGATAGGTAACGTCCGACCACGAGGTCGGGAGTTTAAACTTCTCTTTGTTGATTTTAAAGGTTATCACAGAATATTATTTGGTATCAATAAATGTTAATCGGGGAATTTTCGTGCCACCAATAGCCAGGAACAGAATTAAATTCGGTGTCAGTCATTGAATCAGCTTCAACCCATGTCTTATTCCACGGAAATTGCCTATCGCGATTGATCGCATATTCAATGGCGGTTTTGTAGTCTAAAAAGCCATTGGAGCAATAGATCCATCCCTTACCTTCACCAAAAAAGGAATCATAAGCCTTACAAATTTCAACTACACGATAATAAATCATCGATGGAACGAAATATTTAACCCTGTTACCTTCTTTGGCTTAAGCTCCCACCATGCACGCATTATAAAAGTATCCAAGTCATCAGGACTTCTACCTATCAAATCTTTAATTATATCCTTTGGCATAATGGCTAGTTTCTTATCTTCAGATTCACTTTTCTTCTTTAATTGTTCCAATTCCTCTATGATTTGCTCGCGTTGTGCTGGGCTAGGTTCGTTTTCATAGATCAAATTTTGATTAATAAGCTCCGATAATCGGTATCCGCATTGGCTTTTAAGCATATCAAAGTTGCCACCATGCAGAGGGCTTGAGTTGGCCACAAATCCCTTACAATTAAGTATATCAACTACTCCACCGCCTACGCCATCCTCATCCACAATGACGTTTGACATAGGTATTCTGTGCTTATTCGCCAGTTGTTTAATCAAAGCAGCGCTTTCGGTTACCTTTAACTTCTCCCTTGTAACCTTTTCAATCACTCTAAGTCCATCCCAAACCCTTATCTTAACCTTATCGTTACCAAAACGGGCAATATCTGCTGTGATGTACTTGGTTCCGCCCTCTACATACTCATTTGTGAATATGTTAAGGATATTTTCGTAGTCAACAAGGGAAAGTGGATCATCTTCATACTCCCATTCCCCGTATTTTAACCTTTTCTTAGTAGTAGGGTCTTTAATTTCATCTAATGACTCAGAATAACCGCTATCGATCTTGTTGTTCTCACTTACAAGCGATTGAATAAATATGTACCCGTCTTCTAAACGGTTTTCTTTCCAGGGTTTATAGAATGTATGATAAAGCCAGTTCTTTTTTGGGTTACAAGTGATTAAAACCTTCTTTGGAATGTTGTATTGGTCATTCAAATGCCTACCTACCCTTGATTTAAGGGTATCAAATGCGTTAAAATGAACCTTACCTGCCTCCTCAATAAGGCCTCCTGTGAATTCTGTTGATCCGAACCGCTCAAACATAGTATCCGAAGGAATGTATTTTAACTCAAGTAACGAAACCTCTGAGCCGTTGAAGAACCTTATTGCAGAATAGTGTTCATAGTATCTGAAAGCATCTAAAACGTTATGGTGTTTGGCTACCTTGTGAAAGGTTTTAACCGTTGTCTCTTTTAAGCTTTTTAGCTCTTCCCTTGCCATAAAATACCGAACGCCAGGGTAACAAAGGCACATATCCAAAAGCCATTCACTACCGATCCATGACTTCCCACCGCCAGCTCCACCACCAAAAAGAATGTATTTAGACTCAAAATCGGCTAATTTCTCTAAAGCTATGTATTGCTTGTAAGTTGGATCATGAACGAAATCACGTACCTGGATCATTGGGTTTAATCACGTTCATACCTCTGAAAATAACATCCCCTGAGTGTTCAACCTCCATTTGTGACTTATCCCTCCACTCTTTAGGCCTGCGATTCTTAAGCCAAAAGATCGCTGCTGTGGGGTCTGGGGGATAGTATTTGATTATTGGAGTCTCCACTATCTCTTTGTCTACTACCCGAATATCGGTGTCATCGTGTTGGTATCCTATGGCTCTATGATATAGTGATTGAGCTACATTTGAGTCAGCGAGTACCTTACCTTTTTTTATGGACTCCGAAAATTCTGGATATTCAATCTTCCAAAGGTTTATTGTGCTTTCGGAAACATCGAAGAAATCAGCTATTTCCTTATCAGTTGCCCCTAATTTTGATAGCTTCTCAACCTGAAAGTTAAAATCAGGATCGTATTTGGTGGGTCTTCCTACATCAGCCATAAAAGCAATTTACAAACAATATCTCGAAGTGTATTCAGCTTGTTTCTCATCCCTGGTTCTAATGAGGTTATTTAACGTGTTTAACCATACATCCTGATTGCCTGTCGATCCTTTTGCATAATGCTCTACAAGGGCTTTTTGAGCAGCTTCAAGCTCTATTTTAATTTGCTCACAAGGCTTCTGAGGTTTAGGATCTTCACCAGAACAGGAAGCTAAGAAGATAACTATAATTATTAAAAATCTCATAATGAAGCATACGCCCCTCCGTTTAACTTAACTAACTGCTCCTCAAGTTCTTGGATACGATTTGCGGCTTTTTCAAAGTTCTCCCTGGAGATTGACATTTTAAGAGTCTCAGTTGTAACAATATTCTTTTGAGCTTCAATTTCCTTCTGTAGAAACTTTGTTGCGGACTTAATATTTCTGGACATGCTTTAGCTTTATGGTGTGAAAACTCTAAAAATTACCGTAATCAACTTGTAAACAGGTAAGCCCCAAATCTTTACGCCACATTTCAACTACCTGATCCCTGTCATCTAAAACAAACTGAATGTCATATTTACCAACAATATGATTATCATACAGACGTCTTTTTATGATGGCATCCTTTTCGTAATTGCCTTCAGGCCGCATAAGAATTGAATTGTAGCTTATGTCATTATCCTTCAACCATTTGATTGTCTGTGGCATACAACAACCATCACGCCCGGAGAAGATGATAACATTACAAATACTGGCGTATAAATTAACAATTGATTTTATAGGCTCATTGACTTTATCCTCACCAACACGATGCCACTCGAAAGGTCCACGGCCGGACATTTTTGCAAGTGTTCCATCAATATCGACAATTATTGCTTTTGGCTTCATTGGATGTACTTTACTACGTTGAAGACTCTAATCATTCCAGTGTTTAATTTCATAGTAAGCCAATGACGAAAGACCGATCACCATAGCTACTCCTAAAATTGAAAATAATATCGCTCCTGCTATCATACCTTTTGTTTTGGCGTATACTTAGACCGTTGTATAAGCGCCTCGCGAATATAGTTGCTCATGCTTTTTTTAAAATCCTTTTGTTTCTTGACATGAATTTCTAATTCGGGTTCTACTTTTGCCTGAATTTTTCGTGTTCTCATGCCATAAAGGTACTATATTTTTTTATATTTGTACTACTTATGGCTTACTCAAATAAAAAGCATTAGAAGTATATACCTTTCCTTGAGAAGTTTGACCAGGGCGACGTATTGACTTAATTTCCATAAAGCATTTTAAGTAATTTCTTACGATAAGCCTTTTTCTGCTTTCTAGGTAGTGTTCTTGCCATCCACCAATTATATTTCCATTGCGCCTCAAGTGTATATTCAGGTTCCCATTTACCGGCTTCAAACGTGTATTCACCGCTTATTTCAGTTGTGCATGAAGTGTAATCCCCGACAGTAGTTAAATCAATTCCAGATAGAACCTCAATAGGCTCGTTATTAATGTATAGAATTAGTTTATTACTTTTTATTTCCATTTGCCATTTTGTTTTTAACTGACGTCGCCGGTTAATGCAGACAGCTGTTTTTCAAGTTCTTGAATACGTTTTTGCGCATATTCTTTACGCTCTTTAGCGAGTGATTCCTTTAAAGTTTCTGTGATTTCAACGTTTTTCATGGAATCAATTTCCTTAGAAATCATTGGGTTGCTTCCAATTTTTGGTAATGAATCAACTTTATTAGCTGTTGTTTCAGACTCGCCTATCAAATACTCCTGTTGTTTCTTCAGTCATTTGATCTGTTCTTCTATCAGATTGATTTCGATGTTAGCTTTCATTACTGTAGACAATAGTTTGTCCTGTTCAGCTTTTAGCTTGAGGATCTGTTTGTCTATGTATTTGCTGGCGATGGAGAGATTTCTATTGGGTTTCATACAGTTGCTAGGTAAAGTGATAGCTCTTGAACTTCATGGATAGATATTCTTATGGCCATCGAGCCAAGTAAAATAGTTACAGATTGAGCTTTTGCATCGTAATGTTTTATTGCGGTGCGGATGTCTTTTTCAAGTAATACTATACCGGTTTGGTCTTTATCTGTTGCTAGGATAGTCATGCTATTGAAAGATTGCGGTTAGGTTTCATTTGTCTTTATCTTCAATAAATATGACTTCATTTATTTTAACAGTCTTTACCTTTCCTTCATTTATCATCTGATAAACTCTGGAGCGGTTACGCTTTATCTTTTTACTGTAATTTCCTACAGTTTTCAAGTTTTCTATTTCAACCTTCATGAATGCAATTATACTATATAAATGTATAGTAGACAATAGTTTACCTGAAATAATTTTTAGAGTATGTTAATTTGGCTTGCTTTGCGTGATGGATGTAGGACAACAGAAGTTCAGGAGTTAGGTCGTAACATTCTTTATCGTTTATTCTAAGCACTCGCATTTTCCTTTCATTGATTATGTAATTGTTTTTCCAATTATCATAAGACTGTTGCTTAGTTGAGAAGTGATACCCGCCATCAACTTCTATACATAATCCAAGAAATGGTAAGTAAAAATCTACAATACAATATCCATTCCCTGCGATCAATCCCTTTTGAAACATTACTCTTTTAGGAATCTTCTTTTCTTTTACAAGAATCATTAATAATCCTTTCAATACTATTTCTCCTTGAGTAGCATTTTTTTTAAGTGCTCTCTTTCTTTGTTCTAAAGTTGCTTGTTTAGCTTGTGTTTTAATAGAAGTCATATTGCAAGAGGTTCGGGTTTTCTATTGGTTGATGATAGGGCAGACTCCGCCTCAGCGAAATCCACCTACTTTGCACTGAGGACTGGGCCTACCGGCTCGAAGTATCCCATAGAGCGCTGCGTCTATAAGCTTGAAAGTTACTCTTGGAGGATCAGTCTCCATTCTGACATGCTTCTTTCATTGGGCTGCAATTGGCTACTTGTCAGTCCCCGGGTTGTAGCCTTTTATCCTTTGCCCCCGCGTAGTGTTGACCCGCTAACAAAAGAAAAGCCCTTCCAGGTTTGGCCAGCTACTGCCGCCCCCGGAAGGGCTAATTACAATTTCTTACATTAAAACCGAAATCGTAGCTGCAAGGTTTCAACACATCAAAATTATTAATATTTAGGAGATTTAAAAATAATTTAAAAATATTTTACTAAACACTTGTATAGTACTAAACAGTTGTATATCTTTATATCACCAAACAGAAACACAAAGCCCGTCTCCGAGGTGTTAAATCGGGAGTTTTTATGGTGGTTCCTTCTTCTTTCTCCGCTGACTCTAAGGGCTACAAAGCCTACCTTTTGGCTTTAGGCGTTAACCCCAGCGATCAGGCTGCTATCCTTGCTAATGCGATCCCTTTCGCAACCTTTAAAGCGATCGATCGCACGTCCTTGCAGGGTAAGATCGATTACGCTGGCGAGATGGCAGAGCGTATGTATGCTGAATATCAGTCAGCCTTAGCTGCTGGTTTAACAGCAACTGCTGATATGGCCGAAGGTCGCTGGTCTTATTTCTCCAGCCAGTTTATGGCATTGGTTAAGCAAAAAAATGCTTAACCTTTTTTATTGCCAGTTGCGATACTTAACATAATGTTTTAAAGAAAAAAAATAAAAATAAATTTTGCTAAACACTTGCGTAGTATTAGACAAGTGTCTATATTTGCTTATCAATTAATCGAAACAGCTATGAAGTGCAACCCTACACCCAACGAATTTTTAGCAGAAGCACAAGCCCGTCAACTCTCTAGGGAGGTCGGAACTGCTTACTTAGTTAAATGCCGCAACGGCTATTTAGCTTGTGTTAGCACAATTCCAAGCGAAACAGTATTAATTAAGTTTGAAAACGGTAAACAAGTAGCAATATGAAACCAATGTCGGAACACGAAAAAGATGTTGAAAAGCACGAACAATTCATTAGGGACTATAAGTTCTTTTTAGATAGGATTTGCAACCATTTAAAGTTCATTAACAACGGCGATACCTCAGATCATTCATGGTCAGTGGATGAAATAAGAGGCACTATGACCGCTGAAATCCACAAGTGTCAATCAATGGACGCGCCAAATCCTCCAAATTATACCATTGCAAATAACGACTAATGAAAAACTACATTTTAATCATAATAGCAATTTACTTCTGTCTTATGACGGCGGTAAGCTGCTCTAAGAAAACACTTAAACCTAAAACTTCACATGAAAAAGCTATTAACATTTCTCCTTATTTCCTCGCTTAGACAACGAGTATACCACTTCTATTCACCTTATGACGCCTACTCTTTTGCTACGCGTTTCGAGGGAACAGTTGAAATTATTAAGGATCAATACATTGTAACAATATGATTATCAAGATCAATAACGCAGAGAGAAAAGACTTCGATAGGATTTGTTCCGAATTGGACCTACAGGTAAGGTTCTACACAATGGAATCTAACCCATTAGTCTCACAGGCCGAAATACTTAACGATGGTCGTGAGCTAACCCCGTCAATGGCTTATCATGTCGGCAGGGAAACCGGCATGCAAAGAATGAGTAACACAACAATAAATAAATAATATGTCAGACTTCTTACCAGATTCCTACGAACTTCCACAAAGTGGAGGCAATTACATGAAACTCCAAGACGGAGAAAACAAGATCCGTATCTTATCAAAGCCTATCGTAGGTTGGTTGGATTGGAAAGATAAAATACCATACCGATTTCAGATGAAACAGAAGCCTGACAAGCCTTTGGATAAGAATCCTATCAAACACTTCTGGGCTTTCATCGTGTGGAATTATAACGAGCAATCAATTCAGATACTTGAAGTCACTCAGCAAACCATACAGGCAGCAATTCAGAACCTGTCCAAAGATGAAGACTGGGGCGCCCCCTTCGCCTATGACCTCAAAATAAATAAGAAGGGCAGCAAACTAGACACAACTTATTCAGTAACGCCTAGCCCAAAGAAACCGCTTGCTGATGAAATCTTACAGGCAGCACTTGAAAAACCTTGCCACCTGGAGGCACTCTTTACTGGCGCTGATCCGTGGGTAGTAACCGATAAGCAAACAGAACTTGAAACATTACCCTTTTGATATGCCACACTACGGACATAATATACCAGATATGAACGAATTACAAGGAATGACCCCAGTAGGCGCATTGCGGATAATGCCGAACACCGCAAAAGAGGTAGCAACATTTGCTAAAGGAATTATTCAAAGCGTCAAGGATGGCAATTCTAGCGCCTTAGAGGTACTTGTTATGATGAGAGCCTTACAGCTACTCTCAAAGGAGATCATTGAAGAGATCGAAGAGAATGTACTAAACGAAGCCAATAGATACAATGAGAAGAGCATCGAACGCTACGGCGCAAAGATTGACAAGTGCGACGTTTACACAGAATACAAATATGAAACTTCTGGCGATTCGCAATGGGAGGAGTTAGATTCGGAAATTAAAAGCCTGACCGCACGAAAGAAAGAACGTGAAGAGTTTCTAAGGGCAATTAAAGATCCGGTATTACTTGTGAACAAAGATGGTGCCGAGGAATTAGTTAAGCCTCCTGTTAAGCGTACCAAAGAAGGCGTAAAAGTATACATCAAATGAAAGGCCAGTTAATAGCCGCAATGGTTGAATCGATCAACACGCGGAAAGACAAAAGCGTTAAGCTGATTTTTGGCACTCAAGAGTTGAGCCCAGTTGAAGCTGGCCAGTTATTCCAGTACATGAATCAATTGGTAAGCGTCTACATTTGCCCCGCAGCGATTGACAACCGGGAGATAGAACAGATTGACAAGATCGAACCTGAGCTAAATAACAGAAGTCAATCGCAGAGAATACGCGCCGTGTTGTACTTGTGCCATCAGCAGAACTCAGAAGGCTTTAAAACTTTCGACGAATTTTACAAAGCAAAGACCGAAAAGTATATCGAGCACATTAAAAGTAAACTGCAGTGAAAGATGAAAAATTATGGAAAGTATTCAGTACTTATATTCGCCTCCGAGACGCCGACGAGGCTGGAAATTGCAAATGCATTACGTGCGGCTTTGCAGGACATTGGCAGCGTTTTGATTGCGGACACGGTATCCCCCGACAGCATAAAGCAACTAAATTCAGCGAGCAAAACAATCACGCTCAATGTAAAAGATGTAACGCTTTTGAAGGGGGAAAACGTGAGGTATACAAGGAAAGAATTAACGAGAAATACGGGGTTGGCACCTGGGAGAGGTTGGAAGTCATGAGTCGAATGACCTGCAAACGCGATCAATTCGAAATCGACGTAATGACCGCATACTACAAAAAGGAAGTTGATAAACTACGCAAACTCAAAGGACTATGAAAAATTTAAATAGACAAGGCGAGGTAATTGAAGACTCAGGTGCTGCTTTCGAACAGTCAATGGAACACGTAGCAAAGCAAATCATCTGGCCCTCTTTAATCGCCGCCGCTTTGCTGGGGTTGTTCTGTGCTACTGGATTTATAATAGGAATTGTGAAGGTTATTAATTGGGTAATGACATAATTTTTTACCTTTGATTACTGCAGTGTTAATGAGTGGAAGCGTTAACTTTGCCAGAGTTTAATTAACTCATAAGGGCCTGATTCCACTTCCACGGATGAAAGGCCTTTTTAATTTCTATATGAACTACGATCAATTTATTGAATCCAAACGTCATACCTCAAATAACTACGGTATACCTGTAAAGTTTTTACCGAAAGGATTGTTTGACTTTCAGGAATACGTTTCTGACTACTCAATTAACAAAGGGCGTTGTGCTGACTTCCTGGATACAGGTTTGGGTAAAACAATCATTGAACTCACAACGGCTGTTAACTATGTAATGCACACAAACAAACCAGTTCTTATTATTACCCCGCTCGCTGTTGCGTTCCAATTTCTGAAAGAAGCTCGCAAATTTGATATAGATGATATTGAATATTCCAAAGATGGATCATTCACAAAGAAAATAGTCGTATGCAATTATGAGCGCCTTAGCAAATTCAACTGGCAGGACTTTGACTGTGTTATCCTGGATGAAAGTTCAATACTTAAAAACTTCGACGGAGCAATTAAAACCCATGTAACAGCCTTTCTAAGGAAAGTTAAATACAGATTTCTATTCACAGCTACACCATCACCGAATGATTTCATTGAATTAGGGACAAGCTCGGAAGCGTTGGGATATTTGGGTTACATGGAAATGTTAAAAAGATTCTTTAGTAACAATGAAAACAACATTAGCCCATTAGATATAGGAACAAAGTGGTATCTAAAGCCACACGCTAAGAATGATTTTTTTAAATGGGTTTCGGGTTGGTCTATTTCAATGCGTAAGCCTAGTGATTTAGGTTTCAGTGATGAGCATCACAAGCTACCTGAATTAATCCAGAATTATCACCCGGTAAAAAATCCAAACAACATGATTATAGACGGGCAAATTATGTTGTTCAATATGATTGCTCAAAGGTTAGGTGAGGTGAGGGAGGAACAAAAGCAAACCATAAAAGAACGTTGTGAGGTAGCTGTTGAAATAGCAAACCATCATGAGACGTCGGTGTATTGGTGTAACTTCAATAAAGAAGGTGATTTACTTTGTGAGATAGACAGAAACGCTTATCAAATTCATGGGTCAATGGACCTTGATGAAAAGGAAGAAATCTTAGTTTCATTCTCACAAGGACAGTTAAAAAAATTAGTTACCAAGCCCAAAATGACCGCCTTCGGGCTGAACTGGCAGCACTGCAATCACACCATATTCTTTCCAACTTTTAGCTATGAGCAATACTATCAGGCTATTCGTAGGTTTTGGAGGTTTGGTCAAACAAAAGAGGTGACAGTGGATCTTGTTTATTCCGATGGACAAAAAAGGGTATTAGATATTTTGCTCAGTAAAACAGATAGAGCTAATAAATTATTTGAAAAGCTGAATTCGACACTGCATCAAAATCTTGAAATAAAAAGTAATCAATTCGATAAACCAATCAGCAAACCTTCATTCCTATGATTAACTCCGAACTAGTAACCGAAAACTACGCAATTTATAATGGTGACTGCATGAAAGTAATTCCTACACTTCCTGACAAATCTTGTGATTTAATAATCTATAGCCCGCCATTTATTGGTCTTTATAAATATTCAAGTCTTCCGGAAGATTTCAGCAATTGCCAGGATGAGGATGAGTTTTTAATACAGTACGAATTTTTAATTGAGCAAACTGCCAGGTTAATAAAGCCGGGACGTATTGTCGCCGTTCACTGCATGGACATAATCAACACAAGCACGAACGAAATGTATGACTTCCCACATGACATTATTGAACTTCATAAAAAACATGGAATGCATTATTGCAACCGAATAACTGTATGGAAAGAACCACTGACCGTCAGGAACAGGACGATGGTAAAATCACTTACACATAAACAACTTACTCAAGATTCAACAAGGGTTTTTACCGCCGCTCCTGATTATGTTTTGATCTTCCGAAAGACTGGCGAGAATGAAACACCCGTAACCCATGAGCACGGTCTATTAGAATACTTTGGTGATACCCCGTTTTTAAAACCACACATTGAAGAATATGGAGATTACGATCAATTCAAGAAAAAGTGGATCAATCATAAAGACGCGAAAACTAATAAAATGGCTCACATCCATTGGCAGCGTTACGCTTCAAGCGTTTGGGATGATACAAGGATCGACAATGTTTTGCCATTTATTGAAAGCCGTGAAGAGGATGACGAAAAGCATGTTCACCCACTGCAATTAGATGTTATTCAACGTTTAATAACTTTATACAGCAATCCTGGTGAAGTAGTTATGACTCCTTTTATGGGCGTTGGATCAGAGGTTTATGGCGCGATCGTGTTGGATAGGAAAGCCGTTGGTATAGAGCTTAAAGAAAGCTATTATAAACAGGCTATTAAAAATCTTGCTTCAATAAGTAATCATAAAGCAGAAACACAACTTTCACTCATATGATCTCTTTCAGTGACTTTTTTAAAGACCTGTGTGCTAACTACGTTTGGTATGAGCGCGCAATAATGAACCACAAACCTGAAACATTTAAAAAGGTATGCGATGACGTTTATACAATTCATTCAGCGGATCAAAACCGACCATTCCCGCCGATTGAAGAGTCTAGAAGATTTGTATCCAACAAGCTTAATAAAATAAACCCTGATAAAGTCAAGGTCGATTGGGTTACAAAAGCACTTGAAAAACATGAAGAGGAAAAGCAAGCTGAATGGATACCCGTAACCGGTGAAGAGCGCCAGCGTAGGTTAGCTGAGTTTAAAGCAATGATCGACGCCGCTCCAATGGTTAACGCCATGCCTCCACCGTCTTACAAAGAGATAATTGAACAGGGTGGAGTCGTGCCACCAAAAGCAGCGCCTTATCCGATAACTACCCCTGAGGAAGCCTACATCACGGATAGACATTTTGAATGGATTAAAGCGTCGTTTGAGCCACGAATTTATCCTCCGCAAAGGCTTCCTAATTCACTGGACGAGTGCGATTTCAATCTTCAGTATGACTTTGAAAACTACGACGCTCATGTGAAAAAGTTTAAGGAATGGTATAAAGAACACTTAAACGGTAAAGGGTTATGATATTCCTAACAAAAGCAAAAGATATTTTAACGGATCACGACTACAAGCTCATTAACATTCTGGACTTAAAAAGAAGTCGTGATAACATTCAGAAACGAATTAAAATTTACCGTCATCAGTTTCAGTATTCTGATGATCCTGATTTCCGTGAAGCCCGTAAAAGACAAATACAAGCAATGAGAGCCGTTAGTAAGGATCTTCGTAAGATAATAAATTCACAAGTTGAGGCTCCTAAATACGAATGGATAATCACAAAATAAAATGAAACAATTTTCAAAGTCCCTCTTTTTCCTGATCTCTTTCGCATGGATTTCTGCCTTAATGATATGGCTTAGTTCGTGTGAAGAAATTATATATGAAGAAACTATTAAAATGGATACCGTATGGCTTGAGCGCAACGATAGCATTACTCCGCGGCCAGTCGGTGCTGTTATCATATTGAAAGATACTATTTTTATTTACCGTACTGATACAGTGAATGTTGAGGTAGTAATAATTGAACACGATACACTGATTCAGATAGTTACCCGCGACAGTATTATCATAAAAGAAGTTGAAAAGATAGTAACAATTTTGGATACTGTGATTCTAAATCAAATCGATACTATTTTTGTTACAGATACATTAGTCGTTACACAGTACGACCGAACAGTAATCTACAAAGATACTTTTTACCTAAGTGACTCCTCACACCCATACTCATGGGTACCAAACGAGGTAGTTCCTTTTGTAACTGAGTTTGTTAACATGGCATACGACCGTGGTAAAACAATCAACGGCCAACCGTTAGTAATTCAATATGTTCACGCTGATGACCTTCCTGGTGAAAACTGGTCTAGCTTTAGTTACCATTTCGGTAATCAATACGTGATAGAACTAAGTGAAGAACTACCCACAGAACAACATCGAGCGGGTGTATTCAGAGAAATGGCTAGACTTGAGCTAGTGCCTAGAAAGAAATACTCGTCGGATGTTAACAAGGTGATGTGCCCCCTCTGGTCACCTTCGCGAGTAATTACAACACAAGATTTAAACGAGTTGTATAAATGATAGCAGTAAAAAATATTATAATACTTGAACCATGAAACCAGAAGAAAAGGAGCGGATTGAAAAACAGGCTGAGGAATTTGCTAGTGATAAAATAGCTGAAGCGTCTGTGATTGAAGGCTACATCGCAGGAGCCACAGCCCAACGAGAAAGAGCCGAACAGCTTCGCCAACTAATTGCACAAATTAAAGACGTCTGTACTGACTATGAAGTTCCAGGTATTGAATCTATTAAAATTTTACAAATAATTAACGATTATGAAAATGGAAAATAAAGAAGGCAATACAGGAGTAGAACACCGAAGCAAATTGATTGATGATTTACTGAAAGGAATTAATAAATCCGATCAGGATGAAACAACTATTAAGATGTTGGGCGAAGCACTGAAAGAAACCGATCAACAAAACGCTGCGCTCCTTGCCGCTTTGAAAGAGTTGATACCGATAGCGGAACGAGCATTAGCCTTAAAGGTGCATAACCTTACAAGTATAGAGTTACTGATTCCCTTAAAGCAAGCAGAACAATACAAATCAGCAATCGAGAACGCTAAAAAACTTACAACTCTTCAAAAGGAATGAACGTAACAACTACTATAACCAGCAAGATTAAAGCTATGGTTTTCCACTTTATCTTTTTTCTTTCTAGTTTCCTGATTTCCTCCTGATGGACCCAGCTAGTGTCTGTCTTAGCAAGTTCGCTGGAGTCTGTAGCGTTAACAGTGACCTCAACAAATCGATATTTATTAACGCTGTGCGTTCCGCATGAAGAAAGTAAAAGTAAGACAATGATACCATTAATAGCCGCAGCTTTCATGATTCCGTGGGTAATCCTACTAAAGTTAGACGGTGTAAAGTTTAGAAAAAAATGGATAGGAAAGGCAATTAATATCGCTTGTGAAATTTATAGCGTGTTAATGTTTGTCGGTGCAGTGCTGTTTGAGCCTTCTAAACGTATGATTCTTTAGGAACTTAACAACAAACATAAATTTGTTACCCTTCCAAAGTTCAACCATGTTGTGATACCTGTTCCCGGTAGTGTACTTTACACCCTTGTAGGTTACTTCAACACCTGCGCATACGTCGCCTTCTGAATCTGTTGGATATTTCATGATCGCCGTTTAGTGTTTCCGTTCGGTTTAGCTTCCTCTAACTTCTTAATCCTTTCGTCATGCCGTATCAGCTTCTCTGTAATGCTCGTTACGGCCGTGTCTAGTCTCTCAATGGTTTTATCCAGCTTATCTACCGATCGTTTAAGCAGGGCCACAGCAGCCGCCAACAGAACGAAATAAACCAGCCATTGAATTGCTGGCGGTAATTCGGTTGGATCAAGCTGCGCCAGTGTTGCTCTTAATGATTCCATTTATCCCAATCAGTAATAAAAATACAACAAAAACGAATACTTTGATTGTATTGAAAGTTATAGGCCATCCTCCAACCTCCGACCACGTACTATTAGCCGTTATCCAGAAATCAAAGGCGTCTGCAATTTCCAAAGATCCGTAAACCACTGTAAAAAATTGAGCTTGTTTAAACGCCTGTGTATTGTAAAAAAGAATGATAACAGAAAGCAATTTGTAAACAGTGAGCGCGAGTAATGCATTGGTTAAATGTTCACAAATGTAATAGACGAAACTACTAACGTGCATCCTATGGGAGGATAACAAAAAAAGATCCCTTAAACCTGGAAAATACTCTTCTTCGATAGGCTCGGCAAGTTCAAAGAATAGCCCAATGATTAAAATAGCTAGAAAGTATACCCCGTATTTCATTAGTATGGCGGAGGATCTTTAGGAATCCCAGACATGAAATTCTCAATATGAATGTTGACAGTGCCGCCATCCTTGACGAAAAATTTCATACATAATCTTCTCAGAGTGTAATTCAAATATGATTCATTCTCCGATTGAATCGCCGGATCCTCCGGGACCAATTTTAGTTTCTTTTTCTCTTTCATTGAGTAGGAAGTGAGTTAATAAATAATCATTTATGCCGTCAATACGACTTGCACTCTTTTCAACAGCTCGCACAAGTTTTACAACCGCCCAAGTTAACCCCAATACAATTATAAGCAGGACAACCAAAAGCATTATGAGTGTCACTTCTTCCATGCCTCAAACGTTTGCGTATAATGTAAATAAAGTTTTTCATATAGGGTCTGTTTTACAAGTAGTCATTTCACCAATACCCCTTATATTCGGTCTTAATTTTACATAAGCGGTAAATAAACGCCCCGAACCCGTCTGATCCAGGGCGGTTTTCATCCTCCAAACGGTAGAGTCTATTCATTAATTTTAGGTTTATCATCTACGGTGTTAATGCTTACACTCGCTGGTCCATTGGTGCTTACTATCACCTCATCCTCCGCTATGTCAATCACGTTATTTTTATTCTTGTCAGCAGTCCATATCGATATTATTCCTAACAATGCCTGGATAGCTGCCATGATATAATTAGCCCGTTGCACACTGTCCTCATTGGCAAAAACAATTAACTGTGAAGTGCCCAGAATAGTTTGCCCGGTTTGGATCACAAGGTTCCAAAATGAATGCTTTACAAATAGTTTTGTCATTGCGCTGTTATTTTAATTGCATCATGAACAACATGAAAGTCAGTGGAGGATGCGTTCTTTGTTCCAGTTGTTTCTATTTCTATTTCATGACTCCCCGCACTCATTCCTGTTTTACTGAAAATTAACGTTGAATTATTTGTCGCAGTAGCTGCGTAATTATCGCAATCCTGTGTTCCTCCTGTCCCGGTGTCGCAGTCCTGCCGAACACCGTCTACACGTATTTCAATAATTCCCTGATTTGCACTTTTTTCAGCATACCATTCGAATGCTGTTCCGTTTATGCTTATTGTGATGGTTCCGTCAGCCGCACCGAAAAAGCTTGCCGTCCCTCCATGGAAAGCTGAATTACTAAACGTTGTTGGAGTAGTCGTGTACTGAGTAAAGGTCGTGTTATTATCTTCTATGTAAACATCGTCGTCAGGAGCTACAGAGTTATACCCGGGAACCCACGCCGTTGCACCGAACTCATATGCACCCTTATCAGGAGTTCCAACCGCATCGGCTGTAAATACTGAAAGATCAGGGATATTAAAGGGCGTTTGCCCGGTTATTACCGTCCCTGTATTTACCCCAGGCGAACCGGCCTGCAGTGAAAAGTAACTTTCAGGATCAGCGACGGGTGAAGTAACGGGGAAACTTGAACCGCCAACGAATACCGGATTAGTCGCCCGACGGATAGAATTGTTCACGTCCCCAGGTGCGGACCCCTCACCTGCTTCGAAAAAGTTAATCCACACGTTATCCATGTAGATATTATTTCTTTGATAGTCCAACCGGGTAGTAATGACTGTTAGGTATGATACTTGATTATTCCACGTTTCAACACGCGAGGAAAAAGTATTTCCAATCAACCAATTTTTACCGGCATCTCTTTTAGAGTCTACCTGCTGAGTGTGAAAGTCGGTTCCTGAATTGTTCCAGAGGACATTTTTCCAGAACGTCACCGGCCCCGAAGCTTGGTCCAGGTAAAATCCTGCATTGACTCCTACCGTGAAGCCGGCCGTAGGCGTAAGGGCACCCCTACAGTCATAGATCCAGTTGTGATGAACGTTGCATCCTGTGATGTCGGTGTGCACCGATCCGTAGAACTGGCCACCGTCAGAGCTTAACATTAAATTATCATGGATGTCATTATAACTTATTTCCATGTTTAGGTGAGTCTGAGTGCCTAGCTCCCACTCGCTCTCTGCTTCGCTAAAATCTACCGCTGATCGCCCGCAAAATGCTATCTCGTTTCTGGTTATGAGCTGATTTCCTGTTCCTGGATTCCAAAAATTTACTCCTGCCCCGTAGTTCCCTTCGTAGTTAATGTAGGTTACCTTGTTGTTATTCATTATGCAACTTTGACCGAGCCACACACCCTGAGAAGCTGCGTAGATTATTTCTGAATTTTTAAGCGTGCTTCCAGGCCCAATAATCTGTAGTCCTGTTCTGCGTGCGTTAGTGTATAAGTCGCCACCGCCTGTTAAAAGGTAGGCGTGATTTGTATAACTGGCTCGGATGCCGTCGACCATCGTATTCGTAGAGTTCAAATCTGCCTGTATCGGATCACACCCGATAAAAGTAAGCCCCTTAATGATGACGTTTGCCTTCCCTCTGACGTCAAACCCCCAATTCCTAGCCTTATATTCTACTCCCGTTGGTGATCCACCCCCAGTTTGCCAGAAGTAAAGTATACCGCTCTCATAGTGCCATTCTTTAGCTACGTCCAGAGCTCCAATTTTACCTGTTAAGTAGTAATATTGTTGGAATTTTAAACTTTCGTTATCATTACCTGTACCGTTAGTGAACGTTATCGTGTTCCCAGAGTGTGCAGTGATGTTTCCAGTTCTTGCGATGTACCAACCTGTAATCCAAATCTTACCGCCTGTCCAATTACCTGTAGTTAGTGCCGATGTATGCCCAGGATCGTTTATTTGGCTTCCTGACCAGCTACCGCCAGCCGCCGTTACCTGATTTCTTTGCCTAAGTTTTGTACGGTCCAGTAGTTCCGGTACCGTTACAGCATTAGGATAACGTGCTAAATGCTGCATCACGCCATCTTTAAAGATCTGGATAGCATGCAGTGTGGTATTTGTATTGTTGTTATCTATAAATAGATTCCCTCCATTTATAGAGATAGTCTTTTTATAAATAGATCTTCCGTTAGTGAGGTCGTGTGAAGTCCAACCGCCGTCACCAGCCAGCTCAAGCCCTGAAATCGTCGCCGTTTCTCCTGGATAGTTTTGATAAATAACACCTGCTTTAGCTACTATTGTTTCCCTGTATGTTCCTGTCCTGAATAGAACGGTCTGCCCGGCTGTTGCTGCGTTACTCGCTGCCTGTCCTGTAGTATAGTCACATCCAGATGCACATACAGTTATACCGTTGACAGGCAGATCTTCGTCGCCTGTTTCAACTATTTGATTGCTTATTACTGCGATTTCATTTCCTGTCAGTGAAGTTGTTGCCCCTGTAGCTGGATCGTAACTTATTGTCATGTCCTCACCTGCGGTAATATTTCTGGAAAGATCCATTACTATCGTAGTTGTCCCACTTCCTGAAACTATACTTGAAGCAGTAACTGCCCCACCTGATGCGGTGAACGACCAACCAGCAGTAGTTATAGTGACCGGATTATTAAATGTTAAGGTGATGTCATCTGTACCACCTACAACTTCTGCTGTGGTTAACGCAGAAATTACGATAGGATCAGCGTTGAATATTTCAACATATACCTTATTACCGTCATAGTACAGTTCTATTCGTTGTGTTTGGGTTGGATCAAACACTTCATTGTCTTCTATTGACCAATCCGAAGGAAAAGTAACGACATTAGATCCGTTCGGTATAGTAGAGATATAAATATAACTATCTGCTGTCTGCGTTGATGCCGAAAGTGTTAAAGGAATGTCTTCGTTAACCGTTAAGCTGTATTTCTTTCTATACTCAGTGCCAAAAACTAGCTCATAGTCAGAAAGAACTCCGCTGTCAACAGGACGTAATGCGTCATCGGCTAATTTTGGTTGTGTTACAGCGCCATCTTTTAAACGATTGGTACCTATTTGTTGCGCGCTTGTTGAAAAGGAAATAGCGAGAAGAAAAATTAAGATATATTTCATGATGCTTTTATATAATCTACACGTAATGAATTGTCTGGTGGAATTACCATTGTTAACGTTGTTCCTGATACTGAATACCCGGAAGATGGATTTATTCTCAACCCGTCTGCATAAACCGCCACTCTGATAGGATCAGCATTTGCTATTGTAAATACTAAGTTTGATCCATTAATAGTTCCTGTTGGCAATTCACCCGTAACAATCCGACCTATAAAAGCTATTATCGCCGCCACTACGGCGCCATCAACGTAGGCCGTAGTTGACAATTTTGTTGAATTGTCAAAAGCGATTTGGGTTGGTGCTGCTGGATTGCCTGTAAAAGTAGGTGAAGCTAAGTTAGCTTTTAAATCAAGTGCCGTTTGTTGTGCTGTACTTACCGGCTTTCCGACGTCGGTGGTGTTGTCAACATTCGATAGCCCAACCTGAGCCTTCGTTACAGCGTGTGGATTAGTAGTATTACTTACGTGCGACGATAAAATTGATTCAGCGGTATCCAGGTCGCTGGCGTTAGTATTAACCGCGGTCTTAATCTGGTTCATATCCGCAGCGTTAACATTCTTCTGCGGATCTCCAGCATCTGAGCCATCAATTTTATTAAGCCACGTTATGAAAGCCATTAGTTAAGCATTATATCTTCAACATTGTCTACAGTCCACACAACCGGCTGTATAATAATTTCTCTTATCAACCCAACAAAAGGAGAATCCCATGTAGACGCCCCCGTTCTACGTTGTCCTATGTAAACAGGATTAGTATTGCTAAAGCTTGCCATTGTCACAGTAGACATATCACCAAGCGCAGCACCGTCTAAAGTCTGTAAAACACCATCAACATAAATTCGTATTAAGTCTCCACTTGTCAAAGTGCATGCTATATGTTTTGGAGAAACAGCACCGTTAGCAAAAACAGCGTTTAAAGTTGTACCGGTTACTAGCGTCCCACTCTCCGAGTATCTGCATAATATTTTCCCCGCCGTTGTAAGCACTATAGAAAAACCATCTGCTAATGTAGTTGTAGTGTTTGAATTGGCCCATACAATCTGCTGTGCTGCTGTTGGCTGTCCGTCAGCAGGATCTAACCAAAAAGCAATAGAGAAGGACGCATCAAACAAAAGATTCGGCAAATCCGTATTTGTAACGATACTACCGTTTATCAATTGTAACCATCCTATACCATCACCATCGGTTAAAAACTCGTTGGTAGAACTATCAACCCTTAGCAATAGCCAAACGTCTGAAGTTTCCAGTGTATTTATAATCCTTGACACTATAGCTATCCCTCCGTTAGATGGTGCAGTAGGACTCGCAATTATATTATCCCTATTACATTGAAACCTAATTCCAAGATTCGTAATTGTTTCAGGTAGAAAAAGATTATTAGCGTAACGTTCTACCGCCGGTACAGCAGTATTTCCTACCTCATACTTATAAATCGTTGCCGCTGCTGCAGTGCCGTAATACCCGAAAAATAAATAATTACCATTAGCTTTTATGAAAAGCCTTATATACCCAGAGTCTCCTTGATCTAAATTGACCTTAGAGGCTCCGGAATAAAAAGGATCTAAATAATAACGCTTAGTTTCTGTCAGGCTGAATAAATCTGTTAATGGCGTTGTCCAAAAAGTATTCCTATCATTCCATGACTGTAGAGGCTCGTAGAAATATCTCTTATTATCCCTCCCGGCAAAAACAAGTTTATCACCTGCGATAAAAGTACGAGGTTGACAAATTCCAGTATATCCGATTGCTTCTGTTATATCAGTAACAGTGCCCCAAGTTAGCCCCATATCTGGCGATTCGCGATATTCAGCAGTATTAAAATTAGTAGCATTTTGCGAGGCCAAAGCGCCTATTCTTGAATTTCCTAAGTAAACCAAAGACACCTCAGTCCAATCGTAAGGGCGTTCGTCATACTCGGTGATCTGTGAAATCTTTGTCCATGTAGCCGCATTATCACTCGACTTATAGCAACCTATCCGGTATTTTGGCCCGGTAGAATCAACTTCATTTAAGCACAAATAAATATCTGAACCGATAACAACATTTTCATAGTTGCCCATGATCTTGGATTTTTGCGCCGTAGTTGTTTGACCAATAGCCGCGCAAAAGTCAAATTCAAACGCCCATGTTTTACCGTCGTTAGTGCTTCTGAATTGACTTTGTGTTACGTTAGTATCGTTCCATGTGCCTGTAGCTACGCCTCGTTCCTGACCAATAATTACTAAATCATTATTCGGACATTTCATTAATTGAAAATCAGAAATAGCCGTCGCTGGAGACTGAACCGGACTTAATGGAAAACCAGTTACAGCACTTGTATCCAAGTACTCATTATTAGCTGACCACGTTGCACCCTCGTCATCAGAGAAAGCAATATTACACCGCCAATTACTTGAAACATCAGAATGATTTTCTCCTTCAGTCCAGATCATAACCCATTCCCCTAATGCATTAACAACAGGGTTGTTTCTTCCCTGCCAATCGTTGCCAACCCGTGTAAAAGGGAAAATACTTGTTGACCGTGATATAGTTAAATTCGGAACAAGTAGCGTATTGGCTACTCCGTGTGTAAATCCTAATATTCCTGATTGTGCTAGAAACATATTAAGCGTCTTTTGCTTGATCTATCGTTACCCTTAATGAAATACCTAATAATATTGCGTTAACCGCTAGCGTATCGCTCGCCGGATTTCTTGAAATCTGAATTGCAAGAAAGTCAGCGTCTGCAGGGGTGCCAGCTAAAGTTATTGCGCTTGTGGCGTCAGTTACGTGTAGATCGTCTGTAGCTATAAAGGTATCATCGACAGTTTGTGCTGTACCCAGGGCCACTGTTAAAGCATCGTCATTCGAATAAGCTCCCCCGGATATGCCCCATTGCACAGTTCCTGAACTGGATGATACAGGCCGCCAATAAACTACAGCCGTTATTGTGCTGTTATTGTATTTTCTAGGAAGGACTATTTGCATTTGGGCGAACTGTTGCGTGGTATCAGAAAACTCCAACCCTTGAACATTAAAAAGAGAAGTAGCTATTTCGTACTGAGTCAATACAGAACACCCAGAAGTTACGCGGGGCCACATCGCTGCAGCCGGTATGAATAGATCCTGAACTCCAATCACTTTAGCATGAAGACTCGCAGGAGAAACGAATCTTGTAGTGTCGCTTCCTGTTATTACCTCAGCGTCGGTAGCGCGTTCAGCAATACCTTTCGTAGTCTCGTCAGCATCAGGAACACTTGACCCAAATTGACCCCATACTATATTAGAAACTCCTAATGTTATTGAGTCTGTAGTTTGCAACCATGTAGTATTTGCGTTTGTAGTTCCTTCTAATACTGAAACCGCAGCGCCTTCAAGTTCTACGGCTGCGTCTGCGTCTGTTGACCTCGCTGGCGCGCCAGAAGCTGCTACTACACGAATACCGTTTTCTGTTTGGTCCGCTTGATTTTTAATTAATATCCGGTTCCCTGTTGCTAATACTACCCCGTCAACAGTATCGCCATTTTCAAAACTTGTCGCCAATGTTCCAGCTACCGTTGTGGCTACCCTTACCGGATCTTTCCACTTTAATCCAGCTAGTCCAGCAGCTATATCAGAATCCAGTTCAGCGATTGCGGCTTGCACGTTTGTAGATATTATGTTTCCTGTAGGAGTTACTCCAATATCTCCAGCGTCCAGAACTACTACTCCGGTTTGACTATTGACAGAGTCAACAGCACCACCTCCGCCTCCACCAAGATCAGCTATATCTTGTGTTGTAGTTTGAACATTTACACCACCCTGCACAGCCTCAACAAGCTCAACACCTGTAAGAGCCCCGGAGGCCGGTAATTCGGAAATCTTTTTTGATGCCATATTATTCTAATATTCTAAAGTCTTCATTTTCTAAAATTCTAGGTTCGCCATCCTCTAAAAGCCTGGCGTTATCAGGTATATTTTCTTCAGTCTCAGCATTGAGTGTGAAGTCTATAGGGCCATCATTAAGTTTAAATAAAACAGGCACGTCCATAACCAATAAGTATAGTGTAACCTCCTGATATTATATATTCGATCTCGTAATAGTAATTACCTCTCTCAATTGAGGTGTCACTAACTGGCGCATTCAATAAAATCTCATGACTGTGCGTAGCTGACAATGTTAAATTCGTTGGACTTGTCCAATCAATAACCTGATAACCACCTTCGCGTTCTTCCCAAATCTTAAAAGTATATCCTGTAGCTGCCGAAAAATTCCACTCATTCCCGTTAATGTCATAGAAGGCGTGTCTTTTATTAAGCACACTTTTCCCGCTATAAAAGAATAGCTCCTTTTCTTGCGCTATGAATTCATTATGAATGTCCATGTCCGCAACAGATGTCACATTGACATCCGTGTTTATGTTTTCCTACTGCCGTAATATGAAATCCTGTCCCGGTCTTACTTGTGCCTCCACAGTTCGCACAATTGTATAGTGGATACGTAGAACAATTAGCATCTAAGAAACTCACCATTTTGTCCTTCTTAGTTTGGCACCACATCTTAGCGTCACGGATTAAGTTCGCCATCTCCGCGTCACTTGCCGCCCGTGAATTGTCTTCCTCATGAACCCTTAATCCTGAAGCATGCGTTTTAAAATTCGCCTTTGGTAACCAGAACTGATAGGCTTGCCACGCTAAGAAAGGTTTGACATAAGTCATCAGTGTGACGTTAGCCGTAGTTAAAGTAGTAGGGTTCTGACTTATCAACTCAGCTACCAAAGTCGATCCTATGACCATCTCTAACATTTCCTGACTACGTTTAATCGGATTGTCCAATTCAGTCTCAGGAACATTCTGCGAAATGTCCGTTTCTATTTTCACGTACTGGTAGTTTATGAGCTTCATCCTTTTAACTCTTTAGCCTTATCATTAGCCCAAAGCATCATTTCAGGTCCCCCCCATGCATAAAAAGCAACAGCTTCGCAGCTTTCTGCCCACGGTTTATCTGAATGAATAGCATTTTTACTCAAATATCTGCTTAACCTTCTAATTTGTGCCGGTCCTAACGGTATACCATTAATTATATCGTCTGAAAACTTCTTCCCCTCTCTTCCACCGCACTCTTTTTGCATTTTTTCCTGCCATTCGAGTGATCTTTTTACGTTCTCCTTCGCTTTTTCAGGATAACTATTGAAATGAAGATTTAAAATCTTATTTTCTGCCGGCGGAACTGGTTCTACCGGTGTTTCTGTAGCTGTTGTTACGTTTTCTTCAGCTAAATCTATTTCTGTATTGTCCCGAACCCATTTTCTTTTCTCTTCCTGACTTAAAACAGACCATGTTTGCGGATCAACCGTATTATCTTCTGGGTAAGGGTTGTAACTTACTATCGAAATCGGGTCAGTAATTGGATTGACCATATTCGAGAGAAGATCCTGATAGATTTTTATTAAAAGTGATTGAGGTCTAACAGCCCTTTGCTGCATGAGCTTCACAGCCGGCCGGATCTGTTCACCTGAAAAATTATTTGTATCCTGAATATTCGCCAGGACTCCAGGTACTTTCGTGGCGATGGTTATTTTCTTGATCGCGTGTTCGTCCTGAACTCTGAAAAGATCAGGATTCCCTGCTGTTGGAAACGGTTCTAAGCTTGGATGTTCGTCCTTGTTATCGCCCCACATCGCTAAAATCCTGTGTCTGTTCTTAGCCCCTGCGAAGTTGTTAGTCATCTCCTTGTCGAACAACTCACCCTTAGTGTATTCATCGGTATCGTTCTTCTTTACCCCACTGGCATCATTCGGATTGCCGATCATTTTCATGATTACATCCTGAAGGAACCCGTTTTCTAAGTTGTCATCGAAATAAATCGCCGCATTCTTTTCAACGTTCATCCAATGCTGCGCTGAGTAGTAGTCTGGTATAGGATAAAATGGATCTTTGTCATCCCGAATTCCGAACCAATAGATTTGCCCCTTCCACCTGGGGTCATTCGCCGCTTGAGTAGGTGCCTCATTTGGATTGTATACGTCATAGACTTTGTTGTCTTCGTGACGGTAAAACCCGGTTCCGAAGTATGGGTTATAAATGATTTTAGAAATTAGCCCGTTGTCATCAGGCTTCCCCAACCGACAGGAACCGAAAGGCAAATCGGTAAACTGAGTAATTTGCCCCACGCGGTTGTATTTTACAAGCGTAGCAACGCCCCAATGTTTAGCCATTGAAACAGACTGAACCGCGTGAAACTGAAAGAATGTTAATCCGGCTAGATTGACTTTTAGGTTTTCTAAGTCTTCACCCTCATTAAATCCCTCCCCTGCTATGAAGTCAGCCCATGTCGAAAGACATGAAGTTGCTGTCGGGGAGCCTTGAACTAGTTTAGTTAATCGGGTAGGGAAAGAGTCGTCAGCCCCGAAGGGTAGGTAATTACCGTGATCTACTTGTGAAGAATACGCGAACTCGCGCTGGACGAAGTTAGAAACGTAGTTATATACTTTGTAAAGGACGTTCATAGAATTCCGGAATTCCAAAGTCAACGGTTGCACGAGCTAACCGCGTCCGGTAAAATTCAATATAATCTCCTTCCTTTGCGTGCAGAAGTGATTGCAGTAAGGTTTTATCTTGTAAAATATTATTTCGGGCCGTTGAATTCCTTATTTTCTTTTCATAGTCCTTACGTACCCAAGAAAAATGATGCATCACCGCTTCATCCATTTTAACCCCTGAGTTAATATTTAAACTTCGGGACGGATCAATATGTAAGTGACCGTTATCCCAGGCATAAGGGTAACGCTTGTTGAATTCATGCTTTATGAGTGGATTTAATCTATGTATGAATGGCACCAATGTATGATCGAAACCTAGAGTTAGTTTTGGAGACTTAAAGTAAACCTGTGTTTTACAAACCAATCCTTGCAAGTCCGGTTCCATGTGAAACCTTTCCTTAGCTTTTAAAAATGCTTCAGGTTCATACAGTTCATCAGCATCTAAAGTTATGAAGTGGGTAAAGCCTCGCTGTTTGGCTAACTGTAACCCAAAATTCCGCTTATCAGTTTCACAATTTAACGGGTGATTAAAAAACGGTTCCCGAATATCCACAAAAGTTTTCCACTCTTCAGGTATTGGTGAAACTTCACCCCAGTTAGATTTTTCAGAAGCTACAATTATTATCCCTTCAACTAGTGGACGGATGCGTTTAAAAGATTCATAAAGCCAATCCCAATCGCTCCACACACAAAATATTGCGACAAGTTTCATATATGTTTCCAGTTTTCACGCCTGCAAATAGCTGCTATCGTTCCATATTTCACACCATAACATTTAGCTATCTCTCCATATGTCTTACCTGATTCTCTTGAACATCTTATTTCTAATACTTCAATTTCAGAAAATAATGCCATATGATGTCTAACACCTTTTTTAGAATGTCTTCCAGAATCATAAGAATGTTTTATATTCCTTGATTGATCGCACCATTCTAAATTCTGATAATGATTATTGTCTCTGACTCCGTCAAGATGATTTATGACTGCCCCGGGGAACTCTCCAGGAATAAACGCTTTTGCAACCAACCTGTGAACTTGATATTTTTTCTTAGTATTGAATTGAGTTTGCATATACCCATTATTCAATTGCCATTGGCTAATTATCTTTCCGTCTTTTCTTCTAATATTACCAAATGAACTAACTTCATAATTTGGGTGATATTCTATTGTTTTCCACTCTTCCATAGTATCCCAAATATACTATTTCAGTATAAATATTAATTCGATTTAAATAAAGTTTAAATTTTTTATTTAGGCATTTAAATTGCGTAAATTTACGATGTGCGGTTCAACCTGTATACCGTAGCTGAAAAAGGCATAAGAGTCCCCCGGTGGGTTGCTGGGGGATTTCTAATTTATAGCACTATCTATAATTGAATTTAGCCCACACAAACACACCATAAATAAAAACACGATATACCAATCAAACAACGGATATAAGAACAGGAAGAACCACGCAGCCCCATGTACCGAACTCATACACATGACGCATGAAATAGTAGGCTTTAATAAATATTCGTTGATATTCTTCTCAGCCCATTCGTAAACAGGATAAAGTAAGTTGTCATGGCTAAACAGTGTTCTGACACCGAATATCCAGAAGGAAGCTAAAAACAAATGTAAAATTAGGTCTATCATCTCCAATATTTCCCGTTATAAAGCCAATCAACTAACTGCTTCTCCGTAGTTGGCAGGTACATAGACATATTAACTTCCGTATTCCTTACCACCACGTTTTTAAACCCCTCTTTGTGCCAATGCCTTTCAGGTATTATTCCGCCGGCGAAATTGATCCTATACCCGTTACTCCATAACCAGTTGTCCACCCAGTTTACATAGCACATCGTACCTTTAGTAGTTTCATGGAAATGATCTACGAAATCAGAATAGTTTTTATAATCATCCATTTCTCAAACTGGATTTTGATAAGCAAATTCCCCGTGATGTTCCATAGCTAACGAATTCCAGTGCTTAGCGGCATCCAATTCATTTTTAAACCGTCCACCATAAATCTTTTTTCCATCCTTAACAATTGCGACAGTGTACCCATTTTGAAAAAAAGATACCCCTTTAAATTTAGATAACTTGTTTTTAAGTGGCCGTCTGTTGTGGCTGTTTTGTTGAAATGTGGCTAACCTTAGATTTTCTCTTTGATTATTTAAAGCATCATTATCTTTATGGTCCACCACAAATTTAGTATTGTCATATGGCATCATTACAACCTGGTGCATTTTTACCTTTCGCTTTTTGTCATCCGGAAAGAATTGCCTACAGGTTACGTACAAATTTCCTTTGCTTAAGCTTATATTCCAATTAAAACACTTTAATCGGTCATAATCTTGATCGTCTACCTTTGCTTTTAAAACACCGTAACGCTTTGAGTTTATAATGATTTCTTTCATATTATACCCTGACAAGTAAAAACTATTCCTGGTTCTGGTGGTTGATATCCTGGTCCTATGTATGCGATGTAACTACCGCCTCTTTGATATTTCATTCCATGCTTTTCAGCAAGTATAGATCCGCAGACCATGTCGTGGCGATGTCGATCCCACGGACCTTTAAAATGTCCATCTTTTTCAGATTGTTTCCATTCTTTAAACCATTGCATAGCCAACGGGTTGTTTTTATTAATACCTATCAACCCTGCTATGAACATAAGATAGTTAGTTTCTTTTGTAAGTCCAAAGTATTTCATGGTTTCAGGCATACACCAATCACGAACATAATGTCCTGCTTCCTGAAAAAAATAACCATCCTCCAAAATGATCTTTTCTATCTTGGATAAATCACCAACTAGTTTCATAGAACAGTCAGCCCAAAGAACTATATCATCGTAATTAAGAGCTGATTCAATAGCATAACACTTAAAGGCATACGGCGAATCTGAATGATCCGGTGAACCTAAGCTGACGTAATCACTTAACATCAATTGTTTATGACCATTGAGGGATTCTGATAACCTTCTTTGGCCCCTCATGTAGTGTTTAGTGGCAAAATTTACTACTATCATCTTCCGTATACTAAGTTTTCCCCTGACGTATAAAGTAAAGTAAACCCGTACAAATACTTTTCAAATTCTATTTTCAGTTCTTGTTTAGAATTCCATTCTATACAGATCGCGCGTACATTCCTTAAATCTAATTGTGAAAGTATTTCAAGATCGTGACCTTCAGCATCCAGTGAGATGAAATCAAAGTGAGTTATTTTAGTACTCTTTAAACGGTTATGAAATGTCTTCCATCTGAAAGTAGTTACCTCTATTGGTTCATACTTTACCGTCCTTTTGAATCGTTCCATTTCTGATTGATGGAAAGTTGAAACTAAACCCACGTCCGTAGCAGAGCAAAGAGGGCCGGACTCCTGAAGAATACCTTTACCGTTGTGGTCAGAAATAGCCACCTCATAAAAGTAATAACCCTTGTGACCATTGTATAAAACCTTACATCGTTGCATAGCTTTAGGAGAAGGATCAATGAAGACGCCTTTCCACCCATTTAAAGCGAGTGCGCGAGTGTTAGAGAAAGTTAGGCAATCGTTGCAACCTATATCAAGGAAGGTTCCAACGAAGTCGCCGAAGTATTCTAAAATGTGGTATTCTTCTAAATTTTGTGAATACATATTGGCTATGGTTTGTAGAAATATACAGTTCCATCAATCCAGGTTCTTCCTGGTAATATTTGATTAGTATCATTAAAATAATCCTCAACCGCCAATCTACACCCGGGTAATTGAATATCATCCACGATAACTAATCCTCCTTTGATGACTTTAGGATACAAGTATTTTAAGCAGACATAAGTAGAGTTATATAGATCACCATCCAGTCTAAGGATTGAAATAGGTTCAATTTCAAAATATGGTAACGTTAATTCAAACCAACCTTTAATAGGAATTACCCTGTGTGGATTTTCAACTGAAGTTAGTATATGAGTTTCAAAACTTTCTAAAGTAACCGCAGTTGCGCCAGTTGTTTCAAGTACTTGCTTGCCCGGATCTGGCAGAGCTTTCTGTTCCCAATCTTTCAGGAACCTAACACCAGGCATTTGGTTATCCCTATTAGATGGCAATGGTATTCCTTCGAATGAATCAAAAGCGTAGATAGTTTTATTCGGAGCGCCTGCGGCCATAGCTATAATTTGTGCCCCTGCAGCAACGCCAGCCTCTACGTAAACCCCTGGACTATCCTTATACTTGACAGCCATGTCAAACGAGAATTTCAATACCTCTTTTGATGAGTAAGCTATTTGGCTAGCGTATCTTAGTGCGTCGTGCATACACGGTTGATTTAGGTTCGCAGTCATACCAGTACAACATTTCAGGAATATGGACTTCAGTCTTTAATAGTTTTCTTTTATCTATTTGTTCGGCCCATAAATAATCTTCCCGCTTCCATAAGTCAGGGAATTTAACTTGCTGAACTAGTGACCTTTTAAAGACAGACAAATGATTTGGAAACCTATGGTAGTAAAATTCAGGATGTTTAGCATCTTCATAATACTTTGATCCTAGCCTTATAGTGAAATTTCTCCTGTTCATTCCGTATTCAGTATACCACCCGTTGAAAGTGACTACATCCGGGTTAGTCTCAAGTGCTGTCATTATTAAATCAACATACCTGTCAGACACATGGTCATCATCATCGATAAAAGAAAAGTATTCACAGTGATTCTGTTCTATTAGAATATTTCTCTTTGTTCCTGTTGTCATCGAAGGCCCGGCGTCATTGATTTTATAGTTTACTAATCCATGATACTTTTCCTTTTGCTTGTCAAGTTCTAAAGTCAACCGCTTGAGCTTGTTAGCTCGTTCAGGAAGAGAGCATATCAGGATTAAAAATTTCATCTCACACCGTGATTTCGTAACCAATTTTTCATTCCTGGATCTTTAATTCTTGCCCGTTCCTCTGGGGTGAATTGTTTCATTAGTCTAACAAAAGTATCTTGTCCTTCTTTCCATGTAGCGTCATTCCTAACATTCAAAGCGTCAGGGGATTCTTTTAAATGACTGTAATGTTTATGTGGAAATACCAAGTCAGATTTAATTAGCCGTCCTCTGATGTCAGCTACGCACGTCAGGTAAGTATCTGCAAACTGATGTTTGAAGTCAGAATGATAGATGAAGCCGTCACGCTCGTAATAGGTGCGATCCATGACAGTCATGGTAACTATGTAATCTTGAATACCGTCTTTGGTTTTTAAAAGATAGTCAGACTTTCCTTCAACTTCTTTGAGTAAGGCAAGATCCCAATCTTTGAAACAATCTGTATCGTCCGAAACGACTATAAAAATATCACCTGTTGCTACTTTAGCGGCATTATTAATTGCGTCAACACACGAACGGTTTTTATTAACGATGGCTTTATGATAAATCCATTGATATGTCTCTAATTCTGGATCATCTTCATCAATAGATACTATTAATTGCAATTTTGTCCAGTCGCTAGAACTTTCTAACCATTTATCAGTTGTTTCTGCTGATTTATCAGGACGTGACCGCGTAGGAAGGATAATTGAGATCATATTCCTACGCATCCATAATAAGAACTCACATAAACCAAAGCAATGAAAAAAATAGTGGCTGCTATTCCTTTTACGTCTTCCTTTTTAGTCATAAGTAGGATATATTATAGTTTTTCATCTGAAAAAAACACGATGGACACCTTTCAAGGATAAAAGGCGCTAGCGGGTAGTAATTCAGCCCTAATTTCGCCTTAACGCTCCGTATATCTGCTTCCCGGTTCAGTTTTCCGTAATTTGACTCGCTCATCATCAAATTATTCAGCTCTTCATCGGTTTTTATCAACTCCATCGCTGGATTTAGGAAATTATTAACGTAATCCTGATAAATTTCCCTATTTGCCACGTAATGGTTCTGATAAATCGGATTTTTCACCTCTCCACACAACTTAAAGCCTAATTTCTGCCATAAAAGCTCCATCGCTTGCTTGCTTTTAGGATGCCAGTGGTACAAATGAGCTAACATGGTGTGTTTTTTACTGTTTTTAGTCAATGACAAAACTTCATAATCAGAATTTAGCACCTCTAACGATAACGGTACACGCAAACCAACACGAGCCCGCATTTTATCGCGTAATTTCCAGCTAGTGACGCCTATTTTCTCAGCATCCGAGCCAGAAACCAGCTTACTAATCCAATCACTCTCGAAGAAAATGGTAAGCCCCTCTGTCTTATAAGGAATTGCAAAAGGGAGTAGCTTTTCTTTCTGTTCATCTTTGTAAAATAATTGGTAAAGTTCCGTCATGCTTTTACTAAATCTGAAAAATGACAAAGCTTAGTAAAACCATCACAAACAACATCACATATCCTTCTCGTATAATCAATGGCAAATATTTTACCAATGCCATCGACTGTAGCAACTTTTTGGAATATGGTGAATCTTTGCCTTGCGTATCTCATGCCTTCAGCCAACTACGTAAGCGGTTATAGCAGCTACCGCAGCTTGGACTAAGACGCTGTTTCGTCTCAGCATAGTACAGTTTGAAAGCCTCCTGCCACAACGGATCTTTATTACCGCTAACTTCCAAAATGTTTTTGGCTTTTAGTCCTGCTAAAATTTCCGCCTTTGTCATAAGAAATTACAGCCTTTTGTATAAAGCTGCCCTTTATAATCGTAAAATGTATTTGGACTCCACGCATAAGCAAACCCGAACGCCTCCCGCCATCTTCTTAAACTGAAATTACCCCATTCATCTTTGAACGTAGTAATACTTCCGCAATAACCTGAATAAAAATTTGATGCTTTTAGTTTTCTATGAAGTTTAAAATATTTGTCTCCAAAGCCTCGATTACCGCAATAAATCCCGCCAAACTCATCATAATCATGTTCAATAGCCATTGATTCAAAATCTTCCGGCCTTGGTACTTCTGTGAACTCTAAAAATTCGTCCGATACGTCAACTTTCCATATCACTTCACTCATACCGCAATTTAAATTTTTCCTTAAATAATACAATAAAAAAAGCCTCTTATTTCTAAGAAGCTCTCTTCAAAAGTATCTCAACCACTAAAATTCCAGCGCTTCGACAAGTGCCAAAGTAGTGTTATAATCAGTCTTCAATAGGACTCTGTAAGGTAGTTTCTCACTTCCAATCATTGTAATCTGATCGGTAGTGTCCTCTCCCTGTAGGCGTCCAGTTGTTCCTGTAGTTCCGTCACCCGCCGTCATACCGTTCTCAGCTCCGTAGATTCTGAATTCACCGTTATTTGTTAGAACAATGAACCCTACATTTGAAACAGCCAGATCAGATAAAGCAGCTACCTCTTCTGGGGTGTCAACGAAGACTCTGATGACTCCGGTTTGCGTCCAGCTAGCAGCGCCGCTTTCAGCAACTACCAGGTTGTGAGTAAACTGGTGGCTGAATTTTCTGGATTCGAACTCATATAAGCCATCATAGCCATTAAATTCTAGTCCAGAAACGTATCCTGTTCCGTTCGGATCTATTCCAGTTGTTAGGTCGTCTATATTAAACGCCCACAGTCTGCGAACTCCCGAAACTCTTTTGAGGGAATTACAATCGAAATTGAACCCCTGCGTAATTCCGCATAATGCCATATCGTTAGGGGTTTATCGTGCCCACGCAATCAAATCACATTGCGCGAAATTATATCCAAATCTCATTTTACCTTTAATCAGGTTCGAATTAGTCCGGCAATCGAAACAGCTTGTAAGGTTGTTAAGATCGCTTGCTCTCTCTACACCGAAGATGTGGTTATCCTTTGCGGTGTAAACTGCAAAGTGTCTCATTTCATCATAGAAAGGATTCGTAGTGTCATTCTGCAGGCTGTCGTCAGCGAACCATAGCGGCTCAAGTTTTATCCCGTGAAAATACAGCGCAGTACTTCCGTCCTGTTGGAGTCTCCATGCACCCTCGGTACAACAATTGTCAATAAGTGACTTGTAGTAGTTCTCCCAGACAGATCCTGTAACCCAGAATACTTTTTGTGCGCTAGGTAATTGTTTCAACCTGATGTTTGCCTGACTCCAAAGTTCTCTGAGCTGGTCGCGCGCCACGTTAGCTGTTGAAAGAACCGTAGCATGGTTGTTACCAAAGCCAGGCCCCACAGGCTGAACGCAATAAGCCGCTTCAGAATCCAGGAAGTGCGTGAACACCCCGTCGATTACAGAGTATATCGTTGTATTTCCAACTCCGAGTGAATTATCACCAAAGAACAAAGCCTTCATGATATCTAACTGCATGGTAGCAGTAACTCGTTTGAAGATAAGATTCATTAGCTTGTTTGTAAGCTCGTAACCATCCACGCCAGGAGCTATCAGGTCAGAATCACTTAACGCAGTACAAACTGCACTAAACTCCTCCTCGCACCATTCCAGGTTAACGTAGAATTTCCCTGTAGTCAGTACTCGGTCAGTAATAGATCCGGCTTGTGTGTAGGTAGGATTACAATCTCCGGTTCCTTTTGACAGAACAGAAGTTAGTGCCGCGATGTAGTGGAGGTACTCCCCACAACGGATACCTTGGATGACCCGCATAAGATCGGATATCGCAGGAACACCGATTTCAATGGGTTCAATTAAATCCAGGTTCAATTTACCTGGGTATGTATACGTAATGTTTGGCGTATACATTGAATTTACAATTTGATTCTCTTTCATATTAATCGGTGTTTCTTACGTCTCTTACTCTGTTTTTGAAAAATTCCGCTAAAGGATCTTTGCCTTGTGGCTGACCTTCGAAAGGAAGTTTTGTTGCTTTTGCCGGAGGTGTGGTATCTCCTACTGTGGTATTTTTGAGCTTGTCAATCTCTGCCTTTAGAGTTGGTAGCTCGATGTTCAATTTGTTTTCGAATGACTTTGCCTTAGCTTCTGCTTTTGCTGCTGTATTACTTTGAGCTTCTAAAGCGGATTCCAGTTCTTTGATCCTTGCTTTTAGTTGTTCGTTTTCTTCTTTGACTTTCATGTCTTCTGTATTTTCGGGTTCATCTTCTGTTTTTGCTTCTGGTTCTTTTACTTCTGTGATTGTTCCGGAGTCATCTACTGAAATAGTTCTACCGCTGGCTAAAGTGTGTTCACCAGCTGGAAGTGGGGAGCCGTCTTCAAGGGTGACTTTCTTTCCTGTCCAGTCGCCGTCTTCTGCCTGGATCACGATTACTTTACCGTCAGATAAAGTGTCGGTCATGTTTTTGGGTTCCTCATCGAAAAGCTGATTGAACAGTTTCCGGATTGAGTTGAGGATTGATGTTTTATCATTCATGTGTTTATAGTATTTAAAATCTGCTGAAGCGACAGCCTTTAGAACTTCTTGAACCTCGTCAACGAACCCCAAGTCTTTGGCCTGTTCAGGCGTTAGCCAGGTTTCGTTATCATACATCTGTGAGAGTTGCTCTACTGAAAGTGAAGTCCTTCCTAGCCATGATTCGATTAATTGCGTCTTGATTCTCTCAAGCTGGGCGGCAACGTTGCGTAGATCTTTGTGGTCTCCGGAGACCGAAGTGATTTTAGGGTTATGTACCATGAACTGACTTTTAGCATTCATGATAATCTTTGAACCCGCAGCAGCTATCAGGGTGGCTATCGAAGCGCAAACGCCTTCTATCTGAACTGTAATGTTTTTTCCTGTATTCTTGATCGCATTGTAGATTGCGTATCCTTCGAATACATCCCCGCCTGGGGAATGGATGTGGACAATATAACTATCGTTTTTTGGGGAGATTTCCTTTAGAACCGTGTCTAATGTTACCTGTTTTCCCACTTCACCATAAATATAAATGTGACCCGTCATCGCCGTGAATTTGGCGAGAATTAGACGGGTTCGTGTGCAATTGTTATTGCGCTACTCGAATTTGTGGATTATGTAATAGACCTGGCGCTCTTGAAGTTTGCCGAAATCTGCCGCCTCTGTGAGCGCTTGTTTTCTAGGCTTACCGTTCTTTAAAGCCTCTTGATAGACGTAAACTATTTGCTCATCACGGGTGAGGTTACAGTTTATCCATCCGTCCTTTACCAAGGCTTGAATTTTCTCTTTTGGGATTCCATATTTATCGGCTAGGCTCATCTTTTAGAAGCTTGTTCTTTTACTCTAACCCTATTTTGCATCTTGGTAACTTCCTTCACTCCCACTACAGGAGGAGGTAAATTCTTAATTACGTTTGCTATTTCTAATTGCTGATTTATTGGAGTTGAGATGGAATTTGTAGTCAGTCCACCGTCAAAATATTCACCCCTAATTCCTTGTCTACGCCCATAAGTTGGACGCATTGCATTAGCTACGTGAGGACCGCCAACAGCCATGACATCTTCTGTATTCCAAACAACTTCATTACCATGAACAATACCTTTTGGCTCATATTTACCACCTGGGCCGGTCCATCCACCTTCAGCGAACTCTACCCCGTTAATAGCCGCCACTTGTGCCAACCCTTGAGCCACTGCAAGGGCTGCATTTATAGCGCCAAGTGCAGGTGAAGCCACTGTGGCAATAGGAAGGAAAGCAGACTTATATGCTAATTGCGCTGTTTGTGCCGTGGATATTAAAGTTTGAGCTGTCGCAAATGCTTTGAAAACAGCTGATTCACGATCAGCAATAGCAAGTCCGGCTGCAATAAAACGATCTCTTGTTTCAATTGATTGACTATTGGCTGCTTCTTGCAGTGCTAATTTTGTCTGTTCGGCTTTATGCTTATTCCGTACATCTTCTAGATACGCCTCATTATTGGCCTGATTAATCCTTTCATTAAAATTTTCGGTAATTTCTAGCTCCTGTTGCTTATCAAGCTGTGTAGCAAATGCACCAGATAATTCATCCGGTCTATCTTCTCGCTTAACGCCATCCTTTGCACTTCTAACCTCTTCACTTGCAGCACGCGCGTTAGCTTCTCTTAAAGCTGCCTGTTCTGCTAAGGCGGCGTTTTGTTTCTCTAAAGCTAAAGCCCGTTTCTCCTGGATAGCCGATAGGTTGTTTTCTACTTTCTCCTGAAAAGCAAGTGAGGAACCTCGAGCTTGTTCTAAGGCTTCAATTTTGGTTATAATTTCATCTACCTGTTCATCACCCAACTTGGAACTCTCCACCAATCGGGTTACGAACTCGTCAAATGTTTCCTCTGAAGTCTGACTTAATTCCCGGTCTAAAGCAATCCTTTTCGCGGTAATTACTAAATCCTTCTGCGCGTTCTCTGCCCGTTTAGCTACTAACTGCTGTTCTAGTGCAAGAGCCTTTCTTAAAAGTTGCTCCTGCTCATCTAATGTTAAACTCCTGTTTTTAGCAGCTACAACTAGCCGTTTAATTTCATTTTCCTGTTTGGCGGTTTCAATTCTTAAAGCTCGTTGAGCGTCTTCTAAATCACGAGAAAGATCTAAATACAATTGCCCTTGAGTTAGTGCGTTTCCTATTTCATCCGCTAGCCCTCCAAATGCCTGAGCCGTTAAATCAATAGCCTTATCAAAATCCCCCGTAGCTAAAGCAATCAATGCTTCACCTAACTTTCCTACCCTGCTGATGATGACATTTAAAACTACACCTACTGCATTAGTGATATTTTCAAATTTGTCTAATATTTCGTTATTCTGAGATACAGCAGCTTTTAGAAGTGTAAACACCGCGACGATAGCCGCCAATATCGCACCTATAGGAGTAGCAATAAACCTCAACGCCTGCAAAGTCATGGCCTTGAATCCTTGTGCTCCTGAATCTAACCCAGCACTAAGTTTCCCTAAAGCAGGGTGAACTCCATCAAGTGCGGAACGATAATTACCTATGTTTATCTTTTGCTTTTCTAATGCAGAAACATTCTCTTTTATTTTTGTACTATTAGCATCAAGCTGAGAATTGATTTCTTTTAGTCTCTGTTGGCCTTCCTTGCTTTGAATGTTAAGTTTATTCCTTTCTTCCCTTAGCTCTTTATTGGCTTTAGTAAGATCATTGATAGATTGCACAGAATCACCCGTGTCAACCTCAAAGTCTAGTATAATTTCTTCAGTGCGTGCCATTATTCACATGCAAGTTCAAAAGGTAATTCATAAGGCAATCCACATAATCCCGGATCTGGATCAGGTATTCCACCGCCCCCTCCAGTCGATGGTGCAGCAGTCCCAGTAAGGACTTCAGGTATTCCCGCAGGCAGTTTAATAAGCTGCCATTCGGAATCTAAATAGCTTTCTTTATATCCTGAAATCCTATTTAAGTAATAAACATTCTGCGTTTCCTCTGTCCTGATCTTAATCGGGCTTAGGAAGTCTATTCTATTGTAAACGTCGAAAGGGACAACACAAGTGCTAATAAGTTTCACAGGGTCATTCAGCACACTTGAGAACAATCTAAAATAGCTATGAATCATTCCTATCTGATACCTTAAAGGATCGTCTAATTCTCCGAATGAAAGTGAATAGATAAAATCATGATTAATCTGGCGGCCAGTGTTGATGAGATCGAAATAAGCGAGTGCGACGTTATCAAGTGCGATAGGATAAAATCCTCCTGAATCAAAGACGATAGAAGCATTCGAGAACTTCGACGTCTGATAGTTAGGTATGTTAAGAAATAAGAATACATCTTCATTTGATGAGTATTTATAGTTTAATTTCTTTATCGTCCCACTCGCGGCGGTGTCAAAAGGTAGCCCATTAAAAACTACGTGACCTGAAGGAATAGATTTCACAATCCAGTCACCGTTATAAACTTCATTTGAGGAATCAACAATTCTTGCCAGGTCTCCAACTAAAAAAATACCATTAGGATCTTGGAAAGCAGCGTCCCCATACCCATCATTTGCAACGTCAGGGAATTGAATCTCTTCACCCTCCTCTAGTTCGATAAGATTTGTTAATTCCAGTGATGCATCAAATACCGGATTGTTATAGGCGATCGGATTAGCAAAGTCAGATTTTAAAATCTCTTTTTCATGTTCCAGGAATCCGTTACCTACCACTATGTTGCCCTGACCGTATTTTAAATATTTGCCTTTATTGTATGTCTTTAATTGCTCATATTCGACTTCTGAATATGAAAGTCTAGAATTCTGCCCGTAGTCGCTTATAAATTCTTGATAGTCTATGTCTGTTTCTGAAATGTATTCACTTAAATCAATTGCCGGTTTGCCTTTGATCTTCTCGAACAAGTTAAGCGTTAGTGTTGCAGTTCCTGGATTGTAAGAAGGCAGCACATTAAATATTCGAAGTACGTTAGATACAAACTGTTGCTTTGTCCAGTTTGGAACTACAGAGCTGCCTATTGTCCTGTAAATGTAAGTAGGCGTGATTTTAATCGTACCCCTTAAAATCTGCCCTGCGTCACTGTCGGCATTTGTTTGGTTCTGGTGTACCGTGATGACGTCACCTATATTCAATTGAAGGACTACGTTTAGGGGGCAAACAGTTTCCACGTTTTGAAGGGCACCTACGGCCACGGTCCTAACGTTAACACCGTTCACCCTGATGGCTACTAATACCAACCCACCGAAACCAGTCCCTAAGTAAACGTCGCTAAAATTAACTACAGCCGTCATTTTAAACGGTGAAGTGTATTGGTCTGAATCGAACGCATTAGCTGATCCGTCGAAGTACGGTAACACGCTGTCATTGTCCCATGTGACCTGTACGGTAGTATTGTAAGGGATTGCCTGGGCTTGATTCTTTTCAACGAAAGATGTAGCCGAATTTATTAAATCTTCATTCTTTGAATTAGCAACACACAAAAGATGCTGATACCGCCAGTCTTCTAATAATTCCCCTTGTATCTTAATTCCTGCTTCTGTAAATACTTTTTTGAAAATAGTCTTAACGTACAGCCCAGCTACAAAGTCCTCAATCTTTATTTGCGCCCATGACCTGGTAATTAGTCCACCATTATCTAAAAGAGGGAATACCAACCCTTCGGTGTTTGACCATGAATCTACGATAGTTATTTCGTTGTTATCGATGTCATAAACTGAAAAGTCTAAATCCTGTAACTGGCCATCGATCATCCCGAACCAGTTATTATTTCCTGAGAAGAAAGAGCACTCATAAGTTTGTGTAATCCTTTCAATTCTAAGGTAGCCTGAATAAGTCAGCGCCCCGGAGTCGTTTAGTATCTGAGCTGGGATTCTCTGGTATACTAATTTTGAAATATTATCAGGGAAAGGGTTATTAAGTAATCTTGTATTGTGTAAAGTTTTTTGAAGTTCAAACGCATAAGAGAAGTCGCCGTCAGTAGTGGAGATGTCTTCGAAAAGCTTAATCTGCTTTTCCATCTCAATTACGTCATCGAAATCTAAATACTCATTTGAAACTTTAATCATCATACCGTTTGACTCGATACCTGATCGGTGTAGCTTATTGTAAAACTTAAACTATGAATCTTATCTATTCCCCTTCTGACAGTGACACTTGAATTGTCAACTATCACAGTCCTGCGGTCTCTCCTGCTGGTAATAATCTGCACCAATGGACTACTCCTTATTTCATCACCAATCCTTTCAGCTTGCGTCCTTGAAAGATGCTGGCTTCTTACTAGCTCCTGCCTGCGGGTTCTTCTGAAAGTTTGCTTTGAAATAGTGTCGGCAAAAGTATTGTAACTCTTTGGCCAGTTATGGAAGATGTTTTTCTTAGTCTCTCCTGTAGACTCTACGCTTAACAGTTTATCTTTATACCCAACGAAAGGCCAGTATTCAAACCCCCCCAAGTTGTTAAGCCATGATGTATAGGTTAGTTCTCTCATTCAAGTAATCTAAAGTCTCCATCTTCAAGTAATCTTCTGTCTTCCTCGCTAAAGCCTTGTTGTGCCTCGCAGGTTTCTAAAATGTCTATACAGATTTCCTCTGTCATAACCTGAGCCGGAATGCTATCGTCTACAGGCGTTGGTGCGTTATAAGCAGCCGATATTATGGTATAATTCTTAGTAGCAAAAGGAGTATGATTGGTTACGTAAATCGCCAGATACTGCCCTCCCTCTGTAGCGTGTAAAGTAAACGTTTCTGTGAATGTTCCGTCAACTACATAATTATAAGTAACTGAATCAATAACTAATCCACCTACAGTCATTAACGCATACACTACTTCAGAAATAGGTAAATAAAAATCAGGAGGATCTATATCAATAGCTACTGTAAATTCATAGTCATAGCCTCCCGTGGTTACGATGTCACCATTAAGCCACCCTGTAACGCCGCTACTACCATTACATGAAATCGTAGGATTAGCGCCTAGCGTCCATGTGGCGCCACCAAAATTAGCAAACCCCGTCAATGCTTCAAGTGTTGTAACTGGCGGCCCTGACGTAGCCGCCACCCCAGGAGTATAAGCACGAACACAGAAATGATCATAGAAAATATCCGGAACTATAGGTATTCTGTAAACGCCTATCCCATTGTCCAAAAATGACTGTGTTTCTGTCGCCGTTAAGGCGTCATTTAAATACTTGTCAATAATTATCTGGAAAGCACCCCTGATATTTTTAATGAACGAAATGTCAAAGTAAAGATCCTCCACTGCTAAAAGTCTATCAGCGTTAGTCAGCCACCGAGCAGGGGAGCCAGAAGTTAAAACATATTCCGCGTAGTCACCTGAATAAGTATTCTTAAAAGGAAGCTTCCCAGCTATGGCGTAGCCTTCGAAAGTGTCTGTTGAAAAACTCGTTTGAACGGTAGCTAAAGAGTAGTTATCTGAATCGTCGTAACTCTCTGCCGTTTGGATATAAAACCCTGTGAAGGCGTCAAGATTTAAAGGAAGTGAGAATAAAGTAAGATTGTTTTTTACCTGTACCTTACTTTTAATGTAGTCACTGATGGAAAACATCACCTCATTATTCTCATCCGGGGTAAGTGACAGTTCAGCCATCTCCTCGTAAGGTTTCTTATCTGCCCACGGATGCAGAGCGTTAAGCCCTGCCCACACTTTGACTCTTACCTGATAGTTGTTGTAGTAGTATTGAACAAGTGCCCCAGAGAAAGAATTTAACACTGAATATGGCAAATTAATAACTACTATCGAAGGTGAGACCATTTCCACTATCTGCCAAATGTTATTAAGGCCCGCATCCGGAGCATCGGCGATCTTTAAGAATTCCAGCATATTGGCTCCTTCAGCTTTAAGATCACCCGAAAGTGTTAGTTCTGTGAAGCCATTATCATCGGCCTGACTTGAAACCGTTCTCGCGGTATCTGCTGTATTTAACGGCCAACGGTTATTTGTGATCTTGTAAACTATTGGAAGGAATATTGAACTCCAGTCATGTGGTTGCGTCCTATAATATTCTATGTCAGCATCCTGGTAGTATTCTACTAAGTCAGCGTCAGCGTGTTCTTTTAGTTGAAACTCCCTGTAGCTGGCCACTTCGACATACCAAAAGCCGTTGTACTCGTCAATGTCTGAAGTAACGTAAATGTAATCTCCTGTAGTCAGTGAATGATAGTCGAAAACTACAACAGCGTCACCTGAAGCGTCACCAATGAAAGCGTCAATAGCCTGATCTATTATCTTGTGTCCTTGTGGTGTTTTAACTACTGATACCATCTTTTATTTTCATTACTAAATCATCCGCTTTCGAGTCGAGTAGAGCTTGCCCTACGTTGTTTATAAAATTATCAACCGGAGGTTCAACTATATCCTCCCTTCCTCCTGCCCTCCACAAGTTTGTTCCTAATTTGTTAATTTTAGTAGCTATAGCCCAAACAGCGCCCTCAGGAATCCCCCTTGCTTCAGCCCACGGCTTTAGGTTCTCAATAAACTCCCGTGAAGGTTTCTTATTTGGTGTAGCCTTTCGCCCGGTTTCAACGGTCATAAAAAAAGGACGTCCGAATAGTTTTAACCTGGTCTTCGTGCCTTCCTGGCTGATTTCAAATCTTAAACTTTGTGATGTCTTTCCTGTCGCTGTTGTCCCTGTGGATCCTAGATTAGCCCGTATTCCGTTGACTAACTCAATGCCCTGCTCGTTAAGAATCTCAATTAAATCCATTGTCGTAAATGGCTATGTTGTCGGGAGTGCAGTATTCGAATGCATCAGGAGTAATCAGATTAAACCGAACTAACCAACCGGAGTAGACACCAGCCTGATCTTTGTAAAATGGATCCTGCCGAATGTTTTCTATAGTTACATCACCGACGTTGTCCTGTTCAGTCATCGACCAGTCGTCTAACCTTTGAATAAACTTGTCAACAGCTAAATCAGTGGCATCATGGATAATATTAGTCTGTTCCGCGCTGGCGTCGAAGGCGTCCTGTTGCATGAATAAAATAGCAACAGCCCAGGTTTTAGTTCTGGTTTGATTGTTTAGCGGTGAGCGCGTAGCGGACAATGGTAAAAGCCAGCGGTAGTGCGTTTTATTTGACTTATTGGCTATGAGATTGTTAAATTCTGTCTCCCTACCGCCTTTGAATTCGATATTATCTGCTAAGGAGTTTGAAACGTCTCGTAAAAGGAATCTTACCGAT